ACTCTTTCCAGTCCTTAAGTCTCATCATAACTACGCTGTCATCTAGGGCTTCTCTGTTCCTTCGGGTGATGACCGTTGCGAACTCTGGTGAGTTTGTTGCTTTGATGTTTCTTTCGGCTTGGTGCATTGCGTCTCGGAAGTTGAGGCGCTCGACCCTCTTGGCTTCGACGAAGACACCTGTGGTTCCGAGTAAGTCCGAACCTCCAGCATGTGTCCCGATCCTACCGCCACCACTAAGCGGCGCTCGTTGACATTGTTCTTCTTTGAATACTTCGTCATTAAAATAATGCGCCAAGTCTACCTCGTACCTGTCGCCCTTTGCTTTCTGTGGATTACCCAACGCGCTCCTCCCAGATGTAGTCGCTTGCTTCTTCTCTCTCATGGCATGATGTACAACGGTACTGGAACTTAGGTCGTTCTTCCGTACACCCACATATCATACATGGCCTGCACCATGATTTAGGTTTACTTCTGTAGTGGTACTTAGCTCCTGGAAAGTAAGCTAACTCCATCTTCATCATAATTCTTTTAAGTGTGTCCACACAGCATCCAAGTTGACGAGCTAAGTGTGCGTTAGTAAAGTTTGAGTGATTATTTTTAAGCCAATCTGCCTGCTCTGAGGATAACACAAACCGCTTAGTCATTGCGTATCCCAATATTATTTATCCCATACGCAACTAAATATCATAAATACGTCTTTTACACAACTTTAGGTGTTGACTTTTTTTGCGAACACGATAAAATCGCAAGCGAACTTGCACTTGAAGGTGAGCGAGTTGACCCGAACGGGAGTTCGGGACAACGAACGAGGCAAGAGGGTAAGGGAAAAGCGTAGGGATTTTATCGCTTTTGAGTACGCAAATAAAAATAAAAAAAGTTTTATGCGTAAGTGAATATTTAGTTGTTAATTAGTTGTTTATGCGCTACATTTTTGGTGAGCGTTACCACCTCCCTTTCGACGCTCCATACTCTGAATTAACTTCTCCCGTTAGTTCGGCTTCACTAATAACCACCACACCCTTCCTCCGTGTGTGGTGGTTTTTTCATAGCCGATATGCAGACGTATCAGTAGTTGATAAGGCTCTGATCTTGTATTGTTTTTCCAATACAGGAGAGCACAATGCTAAAGAAAATATTTTATAAAATCGTAGACTTCCAAGAGCGCAGAGCAAAGTGGTGGCAGCTCCAGAACCTTACGGATCGAGAGCTGAACGATATTGGTGTAAGCCGTAGCGAACTAAGGCGAGCAGTCTTTAAAGATTAGTTGCTTCGTTTGCTATCGAGGTTTCTATCTGGCTTGATCTGAAAGGCTCAGTCCAAACCTTAACAACACTCACAGGCTTGCCAACTTTATCTGCTATCTCAGTGTCCGATAAAGGTGGACGCATCACGCCATCGTTATCAGTCCAAGGACTAGCCATACGGATTGCCATTTGTTTTGCTGTTGGCTTTGAAATGGCCCTTACAATTTCTGCATCTGTATCTTCTGCAAGCCCCAAGTACATGACGGCCTCATGTGCATCTGACCACTCGCGTACCTTTCCGTATCTTAGCTCCATACATACTTGCAGTCTTTCGTTGAGGCGCAGTGCAGGCGGCGATCCAAGCCTAGTCATTGGCATAGTTGGCACGTCGCCGTCATATATGCCTGCCTTTATTTCTGCTGTATCTTTATCCATGTAGACTTGCGTAACCTTGATCTGGGTTTCGAGTACGGTCAACTGGTTCGATGACCCTGCTTCCCTGCCAGACCTGCCACCGTCCTGTGGTTTATTAGAGTGATGGACAAGAACAACTGTTATGCCTGCATTACGTAACGATAGAGATAGCTTGTTGATGTTGCCCCATTCCTCTGCTGAGTTTTCTTGAAGCCCTGCCCATGCCGTACGTATTGTATCAATCACTACAATGTCTGGCTTGTTGTGCTCTATCCATCCTTCCAGATTTATAAGCCCACTCTTTTCTCGCAAGTTCATCATGTTCTCGTCGATGAATGGCGTCCATATCATAAAGTTATTCTTTGCATCCCCGAACGAACGCTTGGCTCTGTTCAAAAATAAACTGACGTTACTTCTGCTGTTCTCGAAATCGAGATACAAAACTTTGGGTACTTTGCATAAATCAAATGCACCAAACCTCTGCTGTCCTGCTGCCGCAGCATAAAGTAAATGGCGTACGAACATTGACTTACCGTGACCAGAATATCCGTACACTTGTACAATCGTACCGCCCTCTGGAACTATGGGGTCAATAAAAAACTTTTGCTTGGCTGCTTCATCTGCAAGCCTATCAGCATCAAAGGTAGTGAGAGGCTTAAACTTTGTCGGCTTTAGTTTAACAGGTTCTTCTTTGGGTTTGGAACTCTCCTTATTATAGGCGTGGTTTATAGTCTCTATAAATTCCTTTTCATTTACGCCATAAGGATCGTGAAAGAACTCCAGTATATATTCTTTCATTAGCTCGAGACATTCTTCTTTAGTCTTGCCCTCTGCTGCGTAAAACCCTGCCAAGCTAACAAGTCTCTGGTGTCTGTTATCACCAACCCCTGCCATTAGTTTTCGACCAAGACGTGCGACCTCTGCTCGAGTGTCGTCAATTATATTGAGCTTGGTACGGACATGGGAGAGGTCTAGCTTCTCGAACTTAAAACTTTCAAACGAAACTACATTTGTTTCTTTTTGCGTGCCGTAGTTTTTTACAGGGTATTCTGGTACATCATCCCAATCCAACCCGACGCTGTATGCTTGTTTATAATTAGGTGTGGGTGGAACCAGAACCACGCCTTTGTGAGCTTTCCTATCTAATCCTTTAACAGTATCTCGAGGCCACTCAATGCCATCAGCGTTTGACCAAGTAAGCGTCTTTATATGTTCGACGTCTTTGGGCCATTTAAAATAAAAGTGTCTGCCTCTTTTAGTATTAACAACCCAAGGCGTGTTAGTTAGGCCAACACTCTTAGCATAGTCCTCTGCCTCTTGGTTATCACAGTCCACGACAAGCACACCAGAAAGTGCGCCAGTAATAATACCAACATAACTATTAGGAAAGGTTCCCCACCAAGAAACTAATTCGTCCTCAGTAGGAAACCTTCCTTCATCATATATGTGTGACCACTTAACGACAGGTCTTTTTTCGTTTGGGTGGATAGGAACTACCCACCACCCATCATCTAAAAGTTGTAACGCCGTTGATAGGTAATCGTCCATGTTGTTCTCCCTTGAAGTATTGATCGAACCGCACGCTTGGGTACGCTTCTTTAATTTGTGACATGTAATTGGACGACATGCTCCCCCTGCGTATCCACCCGTAAGGGACGGTACGACCAGTATTTAACCGCTTTGAAACCTCTCCAGCACCTCCAAGATCGGAAACTAAACGTTCGATGTCAAAAAGCATATCATTTTTCCTCTTGCAATATTTTATCGTATACGCTACACACAACTAAATGTAAACTATTAAACGTCAAGGATCACACTTTATGGAAGACAATTGGTCTAACGAAAAACAGGAGAGGCTTAAAAATCTTGCAGCTATATATGCAGAGACAGAGGCCACTTACTTATCGCTAAAAGTTAAGCTCGAATATTATCAGGCTCAAATTTTAGCAGAACTCCCAGAGGAACCATCAGAATATGACATTGCATTAGATGGCTGCCCTTACGCTGCAACCGTCAAGGTTCGTATCCCTGAGAAAAGAACATGGGATATAGAAGGTATTAAGAACCAGTTTAATGTAGAGGGTATTATCCCAGATACATCTGACGTTGTTCAATCATCTACCACATGGAAGGTGGATAACAGAAAGTACGACAAGGCTTCTGACGAAGTTAAGGCGGAACTCAAACCGTTTCTCACAGTCGAGTGTGGGAAACCAACTTTTAAAATCTCAGAATAGAAAGGGAAAGTATGAAGATCGAGGTCTTTAAGACGAACGATACATCCGTAAAAGGTTCGTCAAAAGTTTTACTCTACGCCCATCACGGTGCAGGGAAGACTACGCAAGCTGCTAAGTATGCAGATAGATATGGTAAAGGTTTAGTTATCAGTGGTGAAAGTGGATTGTCTTCAATCGCTGACCGCGAAATAGATTACATTCCGTTTACTACCTTTGATCGCACACCGAGAGAGGGTTATTCTTTTAAACAGATTGTAGACTATATAAACTCTCCCGAGTTTGCACAAAAGAAATACAAGTGGATTTGTATTGATAGTGCAACTGAGCTTTCACAAAGATGCTTTGCTGACGTTGAAAAAGAAACAGCAGGCTCAAACAACGGATTTGAGAAGTGGGGTCTTTACGAACGTAAGATTACTGCTGCTCTTAAATGGGTACGTGATTTACCAATGCACGTACTAATCACTGCTCTTGCGGCAGAGGAAGCCGACGACAATGGCGTTATAAACTTTTGGCCTATGCTTGTGCAAAAGAAAGTGCAGAAGCTAGTGCCTGCGTTGTACGACCATGTGTTCTGTTTAGTACGCAAAACGTCTGAGGAAGATGGCAAGCTAAAAGTTCGTCGGTCAATCATCACCGAACAAGTGCATGGGTGGCACGGAAAAAGCCGTGATCCACACAGACGTCTGAACCCTGTTGAGGCTACGGACGATGTTACAGAACTCCTTAAGCGTATCTACATGACGCAAGAGGAATACGAAGCCTACAAAAAAGGAGGAAATTCATAATGGGTTTTAATGGTTTTGGAAATATAGATTTATCTGGTATCAAGGATGATCGACCAACAATGTTGGATGTAGGAAAGCACGCGGTCACTATTAAAGAGGCCAAGGTTGACGCCGACGAATATAAGAAGACGCATCAACTTGTGTTGACCTACGAAAACGATAGCGGCTCTATTAGGCAGTGGATTTATTTGAACCACCCTAACAGCGCAAAGGCAACGGAGATTGGTCTAAGCCAAGTCAAGTCGTTGCTCAAATGTTTAGGTCACGATGGCGAAGCTACGCCAGACGATGTAAACTGGTTTGTTGGTAAGAAGGTTGGCATCAACGTCAAGAACGACGAGTACAATGGTGAGATTAAAAAGAAGGTAAACTACCATTGGAAAATCGAGGAAGTCAAAACTAAGGACGACCTAGAAGACGAAATTCCTTGGGATTAAGATGCACCCTGTTCACCCTAAAGTAGCCAAGATAATCAAGGACATTGATAAGGGCTACTCAAAAGAAAAGCGCGGAGAAGCGAGGCAGTATATCGGCGCGAGTATGGCAGGGACAGATTGTGTTGCACAACTGGCCCTGTCATTACGCGGCTTTCCTGACGTCGAAGTAGAACCCAAACTTGCGAGGATATTTTTCGCAGGTCACAAGATAGAAGATT